TATATGGCTCGATTATAATCCTTCTAGTTTGTTTTGGGTAGACAAAGAGATTATAGGGCAACCCGATACGGACTATATAACCCTAACTTATAAAGATAACGAAGTACTTCCTCAATCGATAGTTGACGAAATAGAGAAAGCAAGAGAGAAAGGTAAGACCTCGACTTATTGGTTAAATTGGTGGAACGTCTATGGGCTCGGAAAAATAGGATCTCTCGAAGGTGTTTGTATCCCGGATTGGAAAGAGATAGATACAATACCTAACGAAGCTAGACTATTAGGATATGGCTTAGATTTCGGCTATTCGGTAGATCCGTCGACATTGATCGCTTTATACAAATGGAACGAAGCTTATATATACGACGAGGTTCTTTATAAGAAAGGAATGCTCAATAGAGATATAAGTAGATTCTTAAGTCAATTAGAGATTACCGAAACTATCGTGGCGGATTCCGCAGAGCCAAAGAGTATAGCCGAATTACAAGGATACGGGCATTCTATATACGGAGTAAGCAAAGGAAGAGATTCCGTAGTATACGGATTAAACCTAATAAACCAAAACGAGATATACGTTACCGCAAGAAGCAAGAACTTAAAAAGAGAACTAGGAGGCTACGTTTGGGCTAAAGATAAAGAAGGTAATACCTTACAAAAACCAACAGGGCTGCATCCGGATTGTATAGACGCCGCTCGATATATATTAACCGATCAATTAGAAAACCCTAATAAGGGAGAATATTATATTTATTAATTGTTTATTATTTGTTTATTAAATAAATAGTTGTATATTTACAAAGTAAAACAAAGTTTAACTAATACAAAGACAAATGAAAAATCTAATAAAAACAACAATAAATCTAAAAAAAGAAAAAGGCTTAACTTTAGCTATTGACTTTAGGACTAATGATGATAGTATTGGTCATATACAATTTAGTGAAAAGTCTTGGGGAAGTGATTGGGCAATATTTTTAAATAGTGCTTGTATTCACACTTCTAAAACTTTAGATTCTGCAATATCTAAATTAAGAAGATTAGGATTAGTAGAAAATAATTTTGAAATAAACGAAGCTGAATTATTTTAAACACAAGGGGGGGGCAACCCCCTTTTAACATAACACTAGGAGATACGCTGAATTAAAGAACCAACCGACAGTACAGGTGTAAGAGGGGTCAGCCATAATATAAACATCCTAGTGTTTTTTATTAACCAATAATTATATTATGAAAAACGAAATAGAGTATATAATGGTAAAACAATTAACTAAAAAAGAAAATAGAAAGAACCTTATTAAAATATTCGGCGGTGCTTTATTGTTTGGATTATTTGCAATAGCGTCAATGTATTTCTTTTTATTCTTTATCTTATGGGCGAATGAAATTACAGAAAAAGTTGCCGGATATTTTTGATATGAAAGAAGCTTGTTGGTACGAAGAAATATACGTCGTTCAAAAACCTATAAAAGTAGGAACTAAAAAAGGAGGATACGACGTTACTTTAAATATAGATTACAAAGGTAAGAATACGATCGAAGGAAACGAAACGTATAAACAAAACTCTAGAGAATTAGAAAACAAAATAGAAGAGGCTTATAAATACGCCTATAAAAGATTTATATTAGGAGAATAGTTTGGGCAGCTATAAATGTCTTTTTTCATTTGTTTGGGGAATTAGAGGAGCTTAACTAGGTTCCTCTTTTTCTATTTATACAAATAAGGTTTAATTTTATTATATATATATGAAAGTACAAATAACCGTTCCGGATAGTTTAAAAGATATTACTCTAGATCAATATCAAAGATTCGAGAAGATAAATACCGAAGAGAATAAAGATAGCTCCTTCTTACTACAAAAGATGATAGAGATATTTTGTAACCTCAACCTTAAAGACGTAGCTAATATAAAATATAATAGCGTTCAAGAAATAACGAATCATTTAAATAAAGTCTTTGAAGCTAAAACGGGATTAATAACTACTTTTAAATTAGGAGGTATTGAGTTCGGATTTATACCCGAGCTTGACGATATAACTCTAGGCGAATATATAGACCTAGATACTTATTTAGGCGAGTGGGATAATATGGACAAAGCGATGAGCGTCCTATATAGACCTATAACGAATAAGAATAAAAATAGATATATTATAGAGGAATATAAAGAAAGCGACAATACCGAACTTCTAAAAAGTATGCCTTTAGATATTGTAATGGGTTCCCTTGTTTTTTTTTGGAATTTAAACAAAGAGTTATTACAAACTACCCTGAGATATTTGAACAAAGAAGCGAAGAAAATGGATATGAAGCAACGGCTAACTTTGGAAGAAAATGGGGATGGTTATCCTCTATATACGGTCTCGCACAAAAGGATGTTACCAAATTTGACGATATCACAAAATTAAACGCACATAAATGTTTTCTATACTTAGCGTTTGAGAAAGAAAAGATAGAACTAGAAAGAAAACAAATAAAAAATAAATGAAAGGATTCTATAACTTAACGGATAAATTAAAAGATACTTTACTTGCGGAACCTTTTGTTAATACGGTAACCTTTGGAAGCTTAGACGATATAGATCTAAACAAACAAACTATATTTCCGTTGTCTCATATTACGGTAAACAATACAACCGTAGGAACTAATATATTAACGTTCAACGTTAGTATTCTATCAATGGATATAGTCGATATAAGCAAGGCGGAAACTACGGATATATTCGTAGGCAACGATAACGAGCAAGACGGTTTAAATACTCAACTAGGTTTATTAACTAGAGTTATAAATACCTTACAAAGAGGAGACTTATATACCGAACTATATCAAGTAGAAGGAGACGTAAGTTGTGAGCCTTTTGTAGATAGATTCGAGAACAAGCTCGCCGGTTGGGCAGCTACCTTTGACGTAATAATCGAAAACGATATGACGATATGCAACTAAACGAAGTAAATAAAACTCTTAATAAGTTCGGTAAGTACGTTGTATCTCAAGCGAGAGCGAATCTAACAAGAGGTAAAAAGAACTATACAAGAAACCTATACGAAAGTATTACCTATATACTAGAGGAGTCTAATATAAATCCACGTATATATTTCGAGATGGACGATTACGGTATGTATCAAGATCAAGGAGTTAAAGGTAAAAATCCAAGACTTGTTAAGAACGGAAAACAAAAAGCTCCAAATAGTAAATTTAGTTTCAAGAATAAAATGCCCCCTCAAAAACCGTTATCGGAATGGGCTAAAAGTAAGAGTATAAGATTAAGAGATAGTAAAGGACAATTTAAAAAAGGAAGCTACCAAACAATAGGCTTTATATTACAAAAAAGAATATTTGCTCAAGGTATAAAACCAAGTCTATTTTTTACTAAACCTTTTGCTAAAGCATTTAAGAACTTACCTCCGGAATTAGGAAATAGTTTTGGTATAGATATAGAAAAAATATTAAGTTGATATGAGTACAAAGATAAACGTAAGAAGTCCCTTTTATATAAAGTATACAGAGCCTGCTTTACCTGCGGTTGCTCTAACCTCCGCGTTAATTAATTTACAAGGTTTCGAGGTCGATCAATTTGGAAATGTTGTTCTACCCGTAACCGATTACGGAACTATATTGTCTTATACGTCTACGGCAGGAGATTTTACGGACGGAAGATTTGCAACCGTTGGAAGCGCAACAAGTAGAACGGTTACATTTACAATTAGTATACCTCCTAATTTTAGTAACGCAGGCGATTCAACGATAGACGTAAACGCAACGGCAACCCAACCCCAATTCGTCTGTAGCGGTGGCGTAACTTTAAACGGATCAGTACCTAATCAATCTATAGATACCGACGGAGATACGGCTACGGTTAATCTAGCTTCTTACTTTACACAAGGTACCGATCCTATTAGTAGTTATTCAATAACAAATAATAACCTAGATTATTTTACCCATACTTTAACGGGAGCGTCTTTAACTATAATTGGAACAACTAGAGCCGGAACTAAAAAACTATATGTAGAAGCTAGCGACGGAGATGCGGCAACTTGTAACGCTACGCAGCCAATACAAATAACGACTACCGCGCAAGTAACCTACGCCTGTACCGACGCTTATTTCTTAGGAGGTTCTATATCGCAAGCAGGAGTAATTGTAAACCCTACTGTAAACGGAACTATAACCGCGATAAAAGATTCAAGCGGAGGAAGTACGATAACAAGCTATCCGGCGAATACAACAGGAAGCGATAGAAACGTAACTTTATTTTTTAATATAACAGTACCTACGGGATACTCCAATACATCGGCAACGGTAGAATGTTCTAAAACGTTTTCACAACCAACGGCGGCTCTTCCTCTTTTTACTTGTTCAATAGCTTCCTTAACAAATCAAGCAATTACCTCTTTCGGATCTATATCAAAAGGAATAGCAGACGTAGGAACTATCGCAGACTTTTCTCCTATTGGATTCGATTCGGTAACGGTAGATACTTCGAGAACGGTAACGTATTCAATAACTCCTCCGGCTAGCGGATACTCTAATAGCGGAGGATCTAATATTAGTTGTAATATAACAATGACTCAACCCGCAATACAACCAACTGCGGGTACTCATATTTGGTATACCGGAGGCGCAGGATATTCTTTTATGACAATAGCCCAAGCTGCATCGGCACAACCTTCTTTTAGTACGTTATTACAAAAACAAATATCGATAGAAGGTCAATTAGGGATACAAGGAATAGCAGATCCAAGAAAAAATATAATCCAAAAAGCAAACATTCCCTTAAAAATGGAATCAGCAACGCCAGAAAATTTAGTTAGTACTTATTCGTTTCTTGATAACGGAGCGTTACCGCCTAGATTATTTCAAACTCAATCGTCACAAGCGAGTCCATATAATCCAACCGGTGGGTACTATTGGAGAATAGATAGAGTTAGAGAATCCGGAGGATATATTTCCCCTGCTTTCCAATTAACAAGTTATTATATGAAATTAGAGACAACCGGATTAATAACGGAGGTTTGGTTTGTTGATTGGTATGCAAAAACATTTACTAAAATAGCTTAATATGGCATTCAAGACAACTCAATTACAAGTATATATTTACGAGGGTACTTCCGGATCTTATACGAGTACGGATTTAAAATATACTTTAGAAAATTCTTTAATAGGAAACGATACAAATGTAGTATTTGAAATATCTGAACTCGTAAGGGATTACTTAAATATAAGTTTTAATAACGATTATTCTTCTAAATGTATTTGGGTAACTACGGTAGCAACTTTATTAGACGAAAATAATAACGTATTTACATACGGTTCTCCAATTACGAATAATTATCTAGCGCTAGAAGGTTACGGTTATTTTGAAGATAGCGCAAATCCTCAACTCTCAACAAATGCTCTTATAACGTCTAATACTATTTACCTACCCGAAGGTACTACCGGAAAGCTTCCAATATTCGCAGAAGGCGTAGGTAAGTATATAATAGATTCTACTACAACGCAAGTAACGGATAGCGGTAATTCAAATCAAAAAATACAATATATAACAATACCCGCTAATAGTTCTAGTATTAAAGTATACGATACAGACGATACAACACTATTAAAAACTATAACAGTAAATAATATATGCGAACCAAAGTTTACGCCTTACAAAGTAACCTTTACAAATAAGTACGGAGCGTTTCAAGACTTGTACTTTTTTAAGAAAACAACAGAATCGTTTAACGTAACAGACGAAACGTTCAAAAGAAATACTATATCTAATAGTACGGCAACTTATAATAAGTACGCAGGACAACAAGAAAGATACAACTCTAACGCAACTAAAAGTATTTCTCTTAATACCGGCTTTATAAATGAAGATAGTAACTCTTCAATAGAAGAATTGTTTTTATCAGAAAACGTTTGGATAAGATACGGTAGTGATACATTACCTATAATACCTAAAAGTAAATCATTAACACTTAAAACTAGCTTAAACGATAAACTTGCAAACTATACCGTAGATTTTGACTTTGCTTTCAACAAGATAAACAATGTCCGTTAATGTTAAACTTACAATTATATATAGAAGGACAAGAGGTTGATTTATTTAAAGACGAATCCGTAACCTTAACACAATCTTTGCAAGATGTAAAAGATATTGAAAAGGTTTTTACCGATTTCTCTAGAACTTTCTCCGTACCTGCAAGTAGAACAAATAATAAAATATTTGGACACTTCTATAATTACCATATTGTTGGAGAGTCCTCTTTTGACGCAAGAAAAAAGAAAACAGCACAACTATTTCTTAACTATGAGTTGTTTAAAGAAGGTAAGGTAAAATTTGAAGGTGCAACAAGAAAAGATAACAAAGCACATACATACAAACTAACTTTCTTT